AATCGGCATGCTTGCATGCCGACTACAGGTCATGGCTCTGTGCTGGCAAGACCCAAGCATGGGCATGTCTTAGTCACAGCCACAGGTAGATGCTGGCATTTGCAGAACAGTACTGTGTCCCGCAGTCATGCCAGCAGATAGACTACCGTAACTGTTACACCAGCATACTGCTATCTGTACCACAATTAAACAGTCTACAGGGTCAGTATGACCCCAGACTGTTTAATACAGCACCAGTTATATTACAGTATCTCTACCTAGATATTTCTGTCAGTATAGTTACAGGGGGAATATACTGTCTGACCTGCACTTTTATAATAGTTTTACAGAATGTGTTCGTTTAGACTGTTTGAACGGATTAAGTATATATAGAACAGTAAATATCTTCGCAAGTCTTTTATAGCCTTGCTCAGATGCTGTACAAACAACTGTACAAAATACTATCTGTAGGATGGGCGTAGTCTGCCTATAAACTGTTAGGGGATGTACGTGGCGACAAAAAGTGGCTTTCAAAAGGGTGGGGAACACTTCGCCGCCAAGGGTGTAGCCGTTGCCAAAGAGCAGGTGCTAGAATCTGTTAGGGCAGGAATGTCTCTTCAGGCGGCAATGGTCAAGGCAGGTAAAAAGCCAGACACCGCCAGAATCTGGATGATGCGCGACCCAGCATTTGCTCGCTCCTTAGAGGAAGCGCGCGATGACGCAGAGAAAAAATCTTTTGCAAGCCTTGGTATGGAGAAGGAGTCAATTCCCTTCAAGGACTTTTCAAAGTTGTTTTTAGACCAAACTGTATTTCCGCATCACCAAGATTGGGTTGACCTACTTGAGGGGCATGAACCTTCGTGGTTACACCCTAGTATGATTTATGAACCAGGGGAGCGAAACCGCCTATTGGTTAATGTGCCACCTGAGCACGCTAAGTCCACCGTTATCACGGTGAACTATTCAACTTACCGCATTGCCCTCAATCCTAACATCCGCATCATTGTGGTATCAAAGACATTGAATAAGGCGCGAGAGTTCGTATACGCTATAAAGCAACGATTGTCCCATCCACGCTGGCTCAAACTGCAGACCGCATATGGTCCAGAGGGCGGCTGGAAGCAGGACGCAGATACTTGGCGCACCGATACTGTCTATCTTGGGGGCGATGCGCGTAACTCAAGTGAAAAAGACCCGACTCTCCAAGCGTTAGGTATGGGCGGTCAGATTTACGGTGCACGTGCTGACCTTATTATTCTGGATGACTGTATAACCACGGCTAATGCTCATGAGTGGGAACAACAGATTAACTGGTTACAGAAAGAAGTTATTACCCGTTTGGGTAAAAATGGTAAATTGCTAGTCGTTGGGACACGAATTGCAGCAAATGATTTATATAAAGAACTTCGTAATCCGAAGCATTGGTCAGGTGGCAAGACTCCGTTTACTTATATGGGCATGCCTGCTGTATTGGAGTATTCAGAGAAGCCGCAAGATTGGGTTACTCTCTGGAAAGAGTCGGACGTCCCGTGGGATGGCGATGATGACACTCCTCAGGAAAACGGCTTCTATCCCAAGTGGGACGGGCAAGCCTTATTTAGACGCCGCTCGGAGGTCACACCCTCCACTTGGGCACTCGTATACCAGCAAGAAGACATACAAGAGGATTCAATCTTCCCACCCGTGCTGGTGCAAGGGTCAACTAACGGGATGCGCAAGCGAGGTCCACTAAAGCCTGGTGCTGCTGGACATCCTTCTCAAGTAGAACCTCACATTGTAGTTGGCTTTGACCCTGCTATGGCAGGTAATGCTGCATTTGTAATTTGTACTTACAACCGTGCAGACGGCAAGATTTACGTTAACGATTGTATTAACATGACGGAGCCAACTCCACAAAAGATTAGGGCGACAATTGAAGAACTGGTTATTAAATATAAACCGCAAGAGTTTAGAGTTGAAATCAACGCCCACCAAAAAGCCTACTCCCTTGATGACGAGTTACGAAACTGGCTTGCTGGATACGGCGTACGCCTTGATGCTCACTTTACAGGCAAAAACAAGTGGGACACATCCTTCGGCGTTGCGTCAATGTCTAACCTATTTGGCACAATCCGAGAAGAAAAGTTCCAAAAGAACAACATTATAGAACTACCTTCTTCTGAGGGCAGTGAAGGTATAAAGGCTCTTACTCAACAACTGTTGACCTGGAAGCCAAATACTAAAGGCAAAACAGATACTGTTATGGCACTGTGGTTTGCAGTCATTCGCATCCGCGAACTTATGCAGTCTAATAGTCATACATCTATGTATGCCAACAATCGTTGGGCTACTAAAGCACAGATAAATAATAGATACTCAATTAACCTAGATGATGCCTTTGCAGACCAATGGCACGAAACATATGGATAGGAATTAAAATGGTAGCACCATTAGTAGGAATAGCAGTTGCTTCTGCAGCAAAATTAGCAGCACAAAAACTTGCAAAAGAATCAGCAAAGAGAGCAGCAGTAAAAGCGACTTCAAAAGGTAAGGCTAAAGTAGAAAGTCGAATTAATCGACTTAATGAAATTGCAGATTATCGTAGTGGTGGAGCATTTGGTTATGAATATAAAAAAGGTAAACTAAAAGAAGTAGTTGAAAATTCTGGTACTAAAAAAGTTAAGCCACGAAATATTAAAAAAGTAACCGATAAAATGGCTCCAAGTTCTAAAAAAGATTACAAAAAGTATAAAGAACAAAATAAAGGAACAGGACCATTTAAAACACCTAAGGTTCCAGTAAAGCGCAAGTCTAAGTAATTTTTAATTAATCGTTAGGACAACAATGGCATTAACAATAGAGCAAGTAACGGCACGGGTTGATTCCCTTCGTTACCGTAATCACGAACGTGATGCGCGTAATCTTGACGTACTTGCAGTCCGTAAAGGAAACATTTCTCAGGTATATCCTAACTTTTTTCCAGAAGGCGTAGATGCCAACGTAGTAGCAAACTTTATTGACATTGTTGCACGTGACCTGTCTGAAGTTATGGCTCCGCTTCCAGCAGTTAACTGTTCTGCAGCCAACCAAGTATCTGACCGTGCTCGTAGTTTTGCTGACAAGCGTACTCGTATTGCATCTAATTATTTCCAGCACTCAGACCTAGCGGTACAGATGTATTCAGGTGCTGACTGGTATCTAACATATGGATTCGTCCCTTTCATTATTGAATTAGACGATGAAGCAAAACTGCCACGTATTCGCATAGAAAATCCTATTGGGGCTTACCCAGAGTTTGACCGCTATGGACGTTGTGTGGCATTTGCTAAGAGATATTCTCTAACACTTGGTGAACTGGTATCTCAGTTCCCAGAGTATGATAGAGAACTTCTTGGTGAAGATGGTTATAACCAAGACCTTAATGCACAAATTGAGATGGTTCGTTATTACGATAAAGACCAATCTATAATTTATGTACCACGTAGAAACAATCTAGTTCTTTCTCAAGCGGCAAACCCACTTGGCAAGATGATGGTTGTTGTTGCACGTAAGCCATCTATTGATGGTGAAATGCGTGGACAGTTTGATGACGTACTTGGTATTCAATTACTGCGCAACAGATTTGCATTACTTGCAATGGAAGCAGCAGAAAAGTCTGTTCAAGCACCCATCGTACTTCCACAAGATGTACAAGAACTTATGCTTGGTGGAGATGCGGTTATCCGTACAGCCAACCCAGCAGGTGTACGCCGTGTAGAACTTAACATTCCGCCAGGTGCTTTTACAGAACAAGAAATCCTTAATCAAGAACTGCGTGTTGGTTCACGCTATCCTGAATCTCGTACTGGAAACATAGATGCTTCTATTGTTACTGGTCAGGGAGTACAGGCTCTTATGGGAGCCTTTGATACACAAGTTAAATCTGCACAAGCAATTTTTGCTGCAACTCTTCGGGACATTATTAGCCTTTGCTTTAATGTAGATGAATTACTTTATCCAGAAGAAAAAACAATTCGTGGAGTAGATTCTGGTTCACCTTATGAAATTACTTACAAACCAACTAAAGACATCAAGGGCGATTATTCTGCTGATGTTCGCTATGGCATGCTTGCTGGTCTTAACCCAGCACAAGGTCTTATCTTTATGCTTCAAGCACTTGGAGGAAAACTCATCAGCCGAGATATGGCTATGAGAGAACTACCATTTACTGTTAACGTTACACAAGAATTAGAAAAGATTGAAATTGAAGAGATGCGTTCAGCACTCCTTGGTTCACTTACGGCGTACACACAAGCAATTCCACAAATGGCTACTCAAGGTCAGGATGCTTCAGAGGTGGTTCGTAAGATTGCTGCGGTAATAAAGGCTCGTCAAAAGGGACAAGCATTAGAGGACGCGATAGAAGAAACCTTTGCTCCGCAGCAGCAAGTTCCTCCTGCTGGTGCACCAACTAATGCGGTTGAGCAAATGTCCCCTGCTCCCGCTGGCTCGCCAGCAGGAGGTTCTCCAATGCTAGAGCAACCACAAGCAAGACCAGATTTACAAACAATGCTTTCAAGTCTTTCTGGTGATGGACGTGGACAAGCAGCAGTAAGAACAACTAGAGAACGAGCAATCTAAGGAGTAAATCATGGCAGCACAACGTAAGCGCAAAGTACGTACTGTTGTTGATGATAACTACTCAAGACTAGATGAATATACAATTGGTTTACACGAATACTATAAGTCTTTACGCAAGGCTGGCTTTTCTGTAGAAAACGCACTATGGCTATTAGCATCAAAAGAATCGCATCCTGATTGGATGCAAGAAGTTACAATGGATGACATTAGAAATCATATTGAAGAAGAAGAGGATTAGAAATGGTTGAAAGAAGAGGCGGCTATCGACAGCCTAATAATCCAGCACCAGTTTCAGGTCCTAGTGCGCTATCACAGCG